AAGAACAATTATTATTAGAATTAGAAAAAGTTTGTAAAGATTTACCTGGAAATGAGTTTGATGTTGAAACTCTTGATGCAGAATTTGATGAGGATATTTAATAATGTCAGCAGATAAAGATACAAGTACAAGCGATAGCAGTAGTCAGTCTACTTACGATAGAAAACAAGATACCAGAACTAAAGAACAAAAAAAAAAAGGATCTACATTTGAATCTTTTAAAGATGGTAAATCTCAAGGTATAAATTACGGAGTTAAAAATTCTGTAGAAAATAACAAAACATTTAAAAAAAATAATTCAGATAATAAAATAAAAATTTTTAATAAAGGTAATGAAGTTAATAGAACATTTTATGCAGACAAAGTTTTAACTGGAAGAAATAAAGAAAAGTTTAATTCATTAAATCTAACACAACAAGAAGCTCAATACAAAAGTTATATGAGTAAAAGGCTTTCTGGAGAAACAGATGCTTATCAAAATGTAAATCCTAATTTTGGGAGAGATGGAAATAATTCAGTAAAAACTGAAACGCAAGTAGAAAAAGAATCAAAAGAAGAAATGAAAAAAGAAACACCAAAAACAACAGAAGAAGAAGAAGCTGCGTATAAAAAAAGAAAAGGATTAGTAGGTTCTAGATCTTTGTTTAGTACAGGTGGACAACGAGGATTTTTTAATTAATGGAATATGTAAACGGAACAATAACACCAGAGTACGGTATTAAAGATAAAGCAACTGAAATACTTAAAAAGTATAAAGAAGCTAAAGGTATTAAAGATCATTGGAAAGATAGATTTGAAGAAGCATACGAATATTGTTTACCTAATAGAGAATCTTTTTACGATGAATCTCCAGGACAAAAACGGACTGATAAAATATTTGACGAAACTGCAGTAGTTGGAGTACAAGAATTTGCATCAAGACTTCAAGCAGGTATTGTACCAACCTTTGCTAGATGGGCAGATTTCCAAGCTGGATCAGAAATACCACCAGAACAAAAACCACAAATTAATTTAGAGCTAGATAAAATTACAGATTATGTTTTCCAGATATTACAAACATCAAACTTTAACCAAGAAATACATGAAGCATTTATGGATCTTGCTATTGGCACAGGAGTTATGCTTGTTGAAGAAGGGGATGCAATTAATCCAATTAAGTTTTCATCTATACCATTAACTAGAGTTTGTTTAAACAATGGGCCAGATGGAGCAATAGATACAGTTTATAGAACTAGAACTTGTAAGCCAGAAGAAATACTTATCTTATATCCTAAAGCTAAATTACCAGAAGATTTTGATCCTTTAAAACAAAAGAAAAAAATTACAATTATAGAAGCTGTTTATAAAATTTACGAACCTAATGTAGAAAAATATAAACTATGTGTAGTAATGGAAGATCCTAAACATATTTTATTTGAAGAAGAATATGAAGGTGAAGGTTCAAATCCTTATTTAGTATTTAGATGGAATAAAGCATCTGGTGAAGTTTATGGCAGAGGGCCAGTATTTAATGCTATGTCAGCTATTAAAACTTGTAACCTTACAATAGAATTAATATTACAAAATGCACAGATGTCTGTAAGTGGTGTTTATACTTATGAAGATGATGGTGTAATTAATCCAGATAACATTTCATTAGTACCAGGATCTTTAATTCCAGTTGCTCCAGGTTCTAGAGGTTTAACTCCAATACAAGCAGCATCTAATTTTGACGTTGCTCAATTAGTGTTAAACGATATGAGAGCTAATATTAAAAAAGCATTATACATGGAAGCTTTAGGTAAACCAGAAGGTACACCTATGACAGCTACTGAGGTATCTGAAAGAATGGCAGATCTATCTAGACAGATAGGTGCATCATTTGGCAGACTACAATCAGAATTAATTAATCCATTGTTAAGAAGAATAATTAGAATTTTATCTAAGCAAGGTAGAATAGACGTACCAAAAATAAATGGTAGAGAAGTTAAAGTAGCACCTCGTTCACCTCTAGCACAAGCTCAACATTTACAAGATGTTGCAGATGTAACTAGATTCAATGAAATAATTGCAGGAACATTTGGCCCACAAATGATTAATTTAATTGTGGATCAAAATGCAACAGCAAAATATTTAGCAGAAAAAATGAACTTACCAGAAAAGCTTATTAGAGATGAACAAGAGCAAAAACAATTGGCAGATAGAATGAGTCAATTACAACAATCGGCAGGAGAAGAAGCTCCTCCAGAAAGTTAATATGAGTTGGGATGAGTTAAAGAAGAAAAAGGAAGTACCAGTTAAAAGTGTTGATGGCTATACAAGATCAGCTCCACAAGAAGCTTTATTGAATAAACATTTTGCAACATTATTTAAAGGGGACGAAGGCAAGAAAGTGTTAGCTTACTTACAATCTATTACTACAGAAGTAGTTGCTGGGCCAAATGTAACTAGCAATCATTTATTTCATATCGAAGGTATGAGATTTTTAATGGGTATAATCAAAACAAGAATACAGATAGGAGAACAAGATGGCAGATGATAATGTTGAAACTTCAGCACCAATCGCTACAGAAAATGTTAGTGATATAGTTAGACCAGAATACGTTCAAGAAAAATTTTGGGATACAAATACTAATAAAGTTAATTTAGAAAATTTAGCATCAAGTTATAATTCACTTGAAACTAAACTAGGATCTCGAACAGAAGATCTTACTAAACAAATTAGAACTGATATTGAAAATGAAAAAAACAATAATGTTCCAGAAAACTATAAATTAAATGTTCCAGAAATGGAAAATACTTCATTAACAATTAGTGAAGAAATGCCTATAGTTAAATGGTGGGGTGAAACTGCAAAAAATGCAGGATTATCACAAGAACAATATGATACTGGTGTTCAAGCTTTTATTGATAATGCAGTTGCTAATTTACCTAACGTAGATATGGAGATCCAAAAACTTGGAGATTCTGGTAAAGATAGAGTAGACGCAGCAGCTATGTGGTCAAAGAAAAATTTAACTCCAGAAGCTTATTCAGTTATGTCTGGTTTAGCAGCAACTGCTGATGGTGTAAAAGCTCTCGAAGAAATTATGGCATTAAACAAAGATACAGCAATGCCAAGTACACCTACACAAGTAGATATGTCGGCTACTGCAGATGATCTTAAATCTATGCTCAATGATCCTAGATATTACGATAGCAGCAGACGTGATCCAAGTTATGTTAAAAGAGTAACAGAGCTATATGAAAAAGCCTACGGTAAAACAGACTCATAAGTTTAAATATAAAAAACTTAAAAAACCTCTCAATTGGTTAGATTGTGTAGGTGAAACTGGATGGCTGACTTCTAAAGAAATGGATGCAGCCAAACCAGCAGATTGTGTTACAGGTGAATTTTGGATCTATAAAGATACTAAAACATTTATAACTTTGTTTGGTACTTATGTTTATCTTGATGATGGTGAAATACAATTTGGTGACGTTATTACTATTCCTAAATATTGGATCTAATGTGCGTTGCCTACATTGGCACTTATAGATTAATCCTTAACTAAGACCTTTAAAATATTCACGTTAGCCCTTCTTGGATAACTAATTCTGTATTGTAGAGATAATCGGTAAATTAACTATAACTTAACAAAGGTGAATAAACATGGCATCAACAATAAACAATGCCTTTATTACTCAGTTCGAAGCAGAAGTTCATATGGCTTACCAAAGAATGGGAAGCAAATTAAAGAACCTAGTTAGAACAGTTAACAATGTTAATGGTAGTTCTGTTAAATTTCAAAAAGTTGCTAAAGGACAAGCAAACACTAAAGCAAGACATGCTGAAGTAGTTGCTATGGATCTTGCTCACAGTAATGTGTCTGCAACTTTAACTGATTATTATGCAGCAGACTACGTTGACAAGTTAGACGAGCTAAAGGTAAACATAGACGAAAGACAAATCATTGCACAATCGGCAGCATACGCATTAGGAAGAAAAACTGATGAAGTTATTATTGACGAGTTAAAAGGTGCAACTTCAGTAGCAAACAACATAGGTGGTTCAGCAACTGGTATGACTTTGATTAAAGCAACAACAATGATGGAAACATTTAATACAAATGATGTTCCTGATGATAATCAAAGATATTGGGTAGTAGGGCCAAAACAATGGTCTAACTTACTAGCAGTAGATCAATTCAGTAGAGTTGAATACGTTGGCCCACAAGACCTTCCATTCGGAAATGGCATAACTGCCAAAAGATGGTTAGGATTCTTATGGTTTGTTCATTCTGGTTTAACAGTAGCAACTGACAGACAAACTTTAGCATTCCACAAAAGTGCTTTAGGTTTAGGTGTTGGTACTGATGTTAAAACTGAAGTCAACTATGTTCCTGAAAAAGTTTCACACTTAATCACTTCAATGATTTCGTTGGGATGTAAAACAATTGATGGTGATGCAGCAAGAGTTCAGCTGTGTGCCGAATAATAATAGGATATAGATTATGGCTTATGCAATAGACAATCCTATCAAAAAAATATCTCAAATGGGTGATAAAAACTCAATGTGGTATTATACTGATGGTGACGCAATTACAGTAATGGATAACGATGATTATTTTCTCTTATCACAAGCTGAATTGAAAGCAGGAGATTTAATAATTTGTAATAGTGGTGGTTCAAACGCTGTGGTAGATATTTTAATAGTATCTGTTCACGATGGTGGAACTAACCTTAATACAGTTATTCTAGCTTAATACAATATAACTTTGGGGGATCTTGCCGAGAGGTATTTCCCCCTTAGTCTTTTTTTTACAAACTATGGCAACAACAAGTATAGACATCTGTGCAAGAGCATTAGTAATGATAGGAGCAAGTCCTATTTCATCTTTTGACGATGGTAGTACAGAAGCTTTAGTTGCATCAAATATTTACACAGATATTACAGAAGCATTTCTTACAAGACATAGATGGAGATTTGCTACTACTCAACAAGCTTTATCATTATTAACAGATACACCAGCAGGTAGATATACATACGCATATCAAATACCAACTGATCCTGCTGCATTACAAATAATTTCAATTACAGTAAACGATAGTGTTATTCCTTACGCAAGATATAAAAATTATATTTATGTAGATAGCTATGGAGCAAATAGCGAATTAGTAATGGATTATATTTACAAAGTAGAAGAACAATATTTTCCACCTCATTTTAGATTAGCTTTAGAATATGAATTAGCTTCAGTATTTGCAGGTTCAGTTGCTAGAGATTCTGCAATGATTAAACAATTTAAAGAATTAGCTGAAAGACAATTACTTGTTGCTAAACATATTGATTCAACTGAAACAACATCAAAAGTTTTAAACTTAAATAGATTCACAAGTTTAAGAACATCAACAAGAAATGATTAATGGGAAGAACTTTAAAAACAGTTATAACCAATTTTTCATCTGGAGAGCTAAACCCATTATTAGCAACTAGAACAGATGTACCTTCTTATTATCAAGGTGCTAAAGAATGTAGAAATTTTGCATTACTTGCAGAAGGAGGTGTAATGAGAAGACCTGGTACTAATTTCCTAGCATCACTTCCAGCAGAAAGCAGAATAATTCCATTTATATTTTCTGATGATGAAGTAGCTATTATTGTTTTATCTAATAACCGAATGGATGTTTATAATACATCTGGTACAGCTTTAACTTCTAATCTTACAAGTAATTGTAATTGGACTACTACACAATTGTTTGAATTAAATTTTGCACAATTTGGAGATACAATTTTTTTAACGCATAGAAATAATGCTATTAGAAAAATCTTTAGAGCTACTGCTACATCTTTTACAGTTAGTGGATTTGAATTTGCAACTCACTCAACTGGTTATCCTAGATTTCAACCGTATTTTAAATATGCAGCTTCTGCTGTAACATTAACAGCAGCATCAACAACTGGAACATCAGTTAACATAACTGCATCAACAGGTATCTTTGATACTAATGATAATTGGGTAGGTAAAACAATTCGTATAGGTAAAAAAGAAATAGACATTACAGCAAGAACAAACACTACAGTTGTTGTAGGTAATATTAGAGAAACATTAGCTAATACAAATGCTACTGCTGATTGGGATGAATCTGCTATGTCAGACCATAGAGGTTATCCTCAAGCTGTAACATTTCATGCTAATAGATTATGGTTTGGTGGTCTTTATTCTAAACCTGCTAATATTATAGCTTCTAAGATTTCTGAATATACAAACTTTGATGTAGATGATGCAGACTCTGCAGATGCTATTGATATAGATATTTCTGGAGATCAAGTTAATGAAATAAGACATTTAATTTCTGGAAAAGATTTACAAGTTTTTACTGATGGTGGAGAATACTACATACCACCAGCTTCTGATAATACTATTACTGCTGCTAACATTAGTATTAAAAGACAATCACCATATGGCATTTCAAGAACTGCTCCTAAGATGTTTGACCAAGCTACAGGTTTTGTTCAAAAAACTGGTAAAGCAATTAGAGAATTTATTTATTCAGATTTAGAAGATGGATATAAATCAACTGCTGTTTCTATTCTTGCACAACACTTAATAGATAGTCCAAAAGAAATAGCAATTATGAGAGGTAACTTTACAAGACCAGAACAATATGCTTTTTTTTTAAATAATGGATCAACGCATTCAGGTAAATTATCTGTATTTCATTCTGTTAGAGATGAAAAAATAGCTGGGTGGGTACAATGGTCAACTCGTTCTGGAGATACGTTTCAATCTATTTCTGCTCTTAACGAAAATTTAATTTGCATTGGTAAACGATCTTTAAATGGATCTACTGTTTATACATTAGAAAAATTTGGTGATGATGATAGTATTACTCTTGATTGCCAATCAACTTCAACATTAAGTCAACGTGGATCACCAAAAGTAAAAGGGGCATCACAATCAACATCTGGAGCTGTATTAATTACAGATGGTTTAACTTCTGCACCTGTTATTAGTGAAACATTTACAATTGCAGGTAACGCAACTGAGTACACTATTCAAGCTGTTACTAATAATGGTAGTAATACTTTTACATTAAACTTAGATAAAAATTTAGCAGCAGTTCCTGCAAACGATGCTGTAATAACTTTTACTAAAGGTCATCTACATTCAGTTAATGCAATTTACACAAATGAATCTGTTAATGTTATACAGGGTAATAGTTCTTTAGGAACATTTACAGTTTCGTCAGCAGACACAATTACTCTTACTGGAGTACCAAGAGCAACTGCATTGAAAGTAGGATTTAATTATATTCCTAAATTAGAAACTATGCCTATTGATAAAGAATTACCAGAAGGCCCTTTAACTGGATCACCTAGAAGAATATCAAGAGCCATTATTGATATGAATAGTACATTAGATATGACAATTAAAGCTGCAGATAAAAATGCTAAATCTTTAATAGTTCAACAAGTATCAGATGCAATTGGTTCTGATTTAGTTCCTGTAACTTCTAAAAAAGAATTTTTCTTTTTAGGTTATAGTAAAAGCCCAACAATAACAATTTCTCAAGATGATCCATTACCTATGAAGATATTAGGAATGAGTGTGGAGGTCGTTTTCGCATGAGTGCAGATCCAGTAACTATGTTCGTTCTCCAAGCAGCTAAAACTGTTATGGATATTAAAGCTTCAAAAAAAAGTGCAAAAATTGAAGCAGCTCAATACGCAGAAAAAAAACAAAATGCTCAACGTATAGCTGATGAACAAGAGTCAGATAGAATTAATGATCTTAGAATGGCTAAAGCTCATAACTTAGCTATAGGTGCAGGAGCAGGGTATAGCGATCAGAGTAGATCATTTTTAAACATTCAAGATCAACAAGATAGTTTTGCTGCAAAAGATATAGCTAGAATAAGATTGAATGTAACAAGTGAAATAAATCAATATGCTTTAAGTGCAGACATGGCATCTAACCAAAGAAAGAACGATCAGTTTGGTAGCTGGTTATCTATAGGTGTTTCAGCAATAGAAACTAAAGCTAAAAAGGATTTATATGATGCATAAATTTATTTTAGTTCTTCATCTTTGTATGTTTGAAGGAGAGCCACATTGTTTTCAAGAAAATATAATAGGACTTGAATTTAACGATCATTATTCTTGTGTAAAACAAGGTTATATATCAGCTCACAAAAGTCTAGATGCATTTACAAAAGAAGAAATTAACAACAGTAAACTTGCTGTAAAAATAGAGTGTAGGGAGATTGAAATAATATAATGCCATTAATCACAGGTAAAAAACAAGTTGAGATAGCTAAAGACACATCGCAAATACCTTACATACGAACACAAAGTAAATTAGGTATTGCCTTTGATGCTTTTAAACCCACTATTGAAAGACTAGATAAAGAAGCTGCTATGACAGCACAAGCTAACTATTTTCAAAAATTCCAAATACAAACTAGAGATCAATTAGCATTATACAAAAAAGAATTTGAAAATGATCCTAATGGCATGAAAGGTGTAGTTGATGTTTATGCTGAAAATTTATTAAACAAAGTACCAGCAAATTATAAATTACAAGCTGGAGCAATGTTAAGTAGTGCTACAAATAATTTAGTTACTATGGCTGGTAACAATAGAACTTTATTAGATAATCAAAAAGCTGAATTTGAGAATACAGAAATTTGGAAAATGACAAACACTAATGCAGAATTTGCAATTAAAACAGCAAGTGAAATTCCAGATATAAATATGGCTAAATCAGCTATTAACGACAAAACTGCTGAGTCAATGCTGTATATTAATAATCAAGCAAATACAGATTTTAAAACTTTAGTAGAAGTAGGATCTAAAGAAACAAGATCTCAAAAACTTCATACAAAAAATATAACAGATGGAACTAAAGCATTACATATTTCTAATGGTTTTCACATGATGAAAGCACTAGATAATGATTTACAAGCTTACGAATGGTTGAGTTTATTAAACGATGGTAAAAACCCAACACCAATTACAAATAAAGAAATACAAAATAATCCAGTATTTAAAATCTTTAACGATCAAATGAAAGATGATGATACTAGAACAGAAATTGTTCAAGCTATTGCTGCTAGATACAAAATATTTAAAAACTTAAAACTTAAGTCGTTAGCTAAACATGATAAATTTTCTATTAGTGAACAAACAGAATTAGGAATGCCTTTACATTATAGTAATTTTTCTAATGGTCAAAATAGCAATTCAGAAAAATACATAGTAGAGAACTATTCTGGAGTTAGTGCAGCAGATTCGATAGCTATTCAAAAACACATTAAAGCAGTTTATGTTACACAAGATAATGTTGTTAAACTTAAAAACGGTGAAATATTAAAAGGATTAAGTCCACAAGAAACACAAGATACATTTACTCAATTACTTTCTGAGTTTGGTATAAATGAAGATCCTTCTAAAATATTAAATGTTGATGATCCTAATTTTCAAATTGTAAAAACAATATTTGAAAAAAATGGTTCTATTCCTGTAAAATGGAAAGATTACATAAGCCAATCTACAGGCGATCTAAACAGACCAGAAGTAATGGAAGGTTTTAAAAAACAATTAGAATTTTATAATCAAATTAGTGGTGAGTTTGGTGGATTTCATACTGACTTAGATACAAGTAGTTTTATGTATTATGCTTCTACTAATAATTTATTAGAATTAAGTGATGGAGAAATAGCAGAAGCTGCTCTTAAATTTAATAGAAAAGATAATAAAGAAATTAGCATAAGTGTAGATACTCAAATTAACAATGATGTTACAGCATATGAAGAAGCTATTAATAATGCTTTAGATAATAAGACAGGTATGTTTTCTACATGGAATCCTTTTAGAGAAAGTGTTTCAAGAGATTTATCTTTATCTACTATATTTGGAGATGGTAACAAATTTTCTAAAGTTTTATATCCAGACAGTTGGACTGCGTTTGCAGATGGCCCAACAGATTTAATGTCAGATGGAGTTAAAGCTGATTTTAAAGTTAAAGTAGCAGAAGAATTAAAGTTTATGGCAAGTGGGGCATCTGTTAATATTAAAGATCCAAAAACAATACGATTAGCTACATATTCTGCATTAAACAAAATGCTTAAACAAAATTTTACTCCTAGTAAATTTACTAAAGACAATGGTTATCAGTTAACTAAACACGGAATTGAAAACGAATTTAAATTAAATGATTCAGGAATAGTTTATTCGGTATTACCCACAATGGATGCTTGGTATGCAACACTAAGTCAATCTGAAAAAAATGCTGGAGCTTTTGGTGTAGATGAAGCTGGTAAAAAAGTTAGTTTTGAAGATGTTCAAGCTTTTATGAAAGATGGTGACGATAGATTTAAACCTGTGTTTGAACCAACTGGTATAATGAGAAATGGTAAAATGACTTACAATGTTTCTATTAAAAATAGTAATGGAAGATTAACAAGAATTACACAGCCAGGAGAAAATTTCCAACCTGGTGATTGGGAAAATATTAATAAAGAAAAATCACCTTCTAATAAAGATGAAGTATTAACAGTATTAGCTGACGAAAATTATAGTTTTATGGAAAAACTGTTAGGAGATTTTGATACTACTGAGCCTACAACAAAATTATTAATGCGTAAATTTGCTCATGCTGGAGAAAAAGGATTAATAAATTTAGCTAATTGGTCTTGGATGGTAGATGTACCAATGGTTGATGATGTACCTAATGAAATCAAACCATTTAAAATGTTATTTAATTTATTAGGAAAAGACGTTCCAGATATAGATCAAAAAATGAGTGAGATTGCTATTCATAATAAAAAACAAGCAGACCTTAGAACTTATGCTGAAGAAATTAATAGTAGTAAAGTATTAGACAATAAAGCAAAACATTTAGAATCATTATATCCACCACACAAACAAGTACATGGAAGTTATAGAGCTGGTATGTCATTTCAACATTACGCTACAACTAATTATAATAATCCTACTTTAGCTTTAACTCATAGAACTAATAATTATATGGGCATAGAAAAAACTACAAATGATAATTCATTAGATTTAAAAGCTGAAAATAACATTGCTGTATTTGCTCATCCTAAAGATAGTATTAAAGCATCCATAATAAAAATGGTTAATATGTCAACTATTGTTAAAGGAGATAATAAAACATTTAGTGATACTCCTAGTGTAGAAGAATTGTTAACAAAATTTAATCCTGCAGATAAAGATTTATATTTAAGTGCTTTAAAACAAAGCAATTTATATGCTGAAGATATGGTTAACTTCCAAGATAAAAATCAATTAGCATCTATCATTAAATTTATGATTAAAGCTAAAATGGGAAACACAACTCAACCAGGTCAAGAAAGTACATTTAATACATACTATCCTAAAAATAATCTTATGATTGATATATATATTAATGAAGGTGTAACAGAAGCATTCAACACTTATGCTGGAATTATTTACAGATAGATGGGTGTTACTTATTCTAATGCTAAACCTTACAATTATGCTGACGGTCAAAAAAGATCATTAGAGCAACAAAAGGTTTTAACTCGTAGTCCGTTAGAAGCTGTTGGAGATCTTTGGGATGGTTTCAAAGAAGAAAATTTACTTGTCATGGCTTATGATGAAATTATAAATGGTCAAAAATATGTAGGGGACAGTACATATGATTATCAAAAAGATGCTCAATTAGCTGAGTTTGAACCTATTAAAGATCAGTTTATGTTTAGCAGAAATGCTCAAGAAACAACTGACCATTTAGCTAAAATAAAACATAATGCGTCTGTTGAAAAAGAATCTCCTTATTATTTTTTAGGTAGAATTTTAGGAGCAGTTGCAGATCCTTCGTCTTATTTAATGTTTACTAAAACTGGTAGAGCAATAGGTAGTAGTGCAAAAGTATTTGGTACGGCAGCAACAACAGAAGAATTAATAAAACAAAACTTAGATCCTACTAGAGATGATAGTTATGTACCTATTGTTGGATTAGCATCTTATGTTTTACCAGCAGTTATTAATAAGTTTACAACACCTATACCCAACAAAATAGTAGATGATGCTATTAGTTTAGCTGACGATTGGATTCCAGTAACTAACAAAAGTATTAAAAAACAAATTGTTCAAGATATGGATGGTTCAGTTAAAGTATATGAAGATGGTGTATTAGTTAATCCTAATAAACTAGATACTCCTCCAAGTGGCGTAGGTGCAGCTGTTAATACAGATGTTAAAAATTTATCTACAGCAGGTAAAAGATTAGAAGGAGAAGCCTTTGTTAAATCACATTTAAAAATATTTGGAGAAGATGGCCCTTGGACTCCAGTATTTAGAGTAATGAAATCAGCAACATTAAATGGCAGAAAGATGATGACTGATATTTTAGATACTCCTTTGTTAAAATTAAAGAATACAAAAGATTGGGGTTTCCAATCTACAGGAGCATCTTTAGAAGTTCAGTTAAGAATGGAAGAAGTAGCAGTAATAGAAAGCATGAAAGATATTAAAACTGCTTACATGAAATATTTAGAAAGTATTGGTCAAACTAAACCTAAAACAGAAATAGGTGTTAATTGGAGAAACACATTAGATACCGAAGCTTATTCAATGTCACAATTTTCTAAAGAAATTGTTAGAGCTAGAATTACAGGTAAACATCCTAATCAATTTGTAGAAGAAGCAGCAAGAGTTACACAAGAAAAAGTGTATGGGCCTTTAATGAAACAAATTAAAGAATACAAATTAAGAGAAGCTCCTGTTGAACAAGAATTGTTAGCATTAGAAAGTGTTTTAAAAATGATGAAAGAAACTAAACAAATGAGTAAAAATTTTAAATCTCCTGTAGATGGTAAAATTGCTACTTGGACAGTTCCTGGTCTTGAAGCACAGATTAAAAAATTAACTGAAAGATTATCAAATATTAAAAACACTCCAGATGGTGTTAAAAATTATATTAATATTATTTATAATAAAACAGCTATTGATAATAACCCTGCTGTATTTAAAGAAATTATAAAAGACTTTTTAGTTCGTAAAGGCATTACTATGAATGAAGCTAAACTAGCTAAACTTGTAGATGATTTATCTGGCCATTTTCCTTTTACTAGATTTGAAAAAAGAAGTTGGGATAAAATGCTAGTTAAATTAAATGCTGTTAAAAATGGTGGCATAAAAGAATTGAATGAAATTGTTTCTAATGAAAGATTTTTATTTAGTAGATCTAGATATGCTCGAGCTAGTAGAGCTAGAAATTTAAACTTAGATGATGTAGCACAATTAAAATTACTAGATGCTGGTATGATTGGTAATGATATTTTTGCATTACAAAAAGCATATTACAGACAGATAGTTCCAGATATTTTGTTAACTAAAAAGTATGGTGATACAGCAGGTATGGGTAGTAAATATGTATCAGAAGCTGAGTCTATGACAGAGCCTGGACTATTACAGGTAGCAGCAGAATATAATATGAAGATTGGTTTTACACAAAACAAAGCTAAAAGATTACAGCTTGTTAAAGAAAAAAACCAAGTGTTAAATGATTTAGAAGCAGCAGTAGAATTACTTAGAGGTACATATGGCTTACCTTCTAATCCTCATCATTATACTTCAGTAGCAATGAGAACAATGAAACATTACAATGCATTAACTATGCTTACTGGTTTTGCAGCAGCAATTCCTGACGCAGCAAGAATAGTTATGACCTCTGGTATTAAAAGAGGATTCCAAACACAATTTGAAATGTTAGCTAATTCTATTAGTGGTGGAGCTATTTATAAACTAGGTAAAAAAGAAGCTCAATCTTATGGTGAAGCTTGTGATTTAGTTACTAATCAAAGAGCAATGTTATTTGCAGATATGCCTTCAGATATGTTTGGTTTTGTAAACAAACTAGAAGGAGCTATGGGTAAAACTTCACAGTTTAACTTTATGTATATTAACCTTATGTCAAGATGGACAGAAATAGCTAAGTCAATGGCTTCAGTTACTATTGGTTCTAGGATTATTGAAGACTCAGTTAAGTGGGGTAAAAGTAGTTTACCTGATAAATGGAAAACAGCATTAAGTAGTTCTGGTATTGATGAATCAATGGCTAAAAGAATAGCAGTACAATTTGAACAACATGGTTCAACTTTAAAACATAACTTTATGGCTAACACAGCAGAGTGGACAGATGATGCTGCTAAAAAAGCTTTTGGTTCTGCTCTTAACAAAGACATTAACATTACAGTTGTTACGCCAGGTAAAGGCGACACACCTTTATGGATGAGTACAGAATTAGGATCTACATTTGCTCAGTTTAAAAAATT